GTCAACGTATACGCCAGACCCAGGAGGATCCTCTACGGAAAACCCGTATCCGATTTCACCATAGAATCTTGCCATAAGTACCTCTCACCGTCAGTTGCGCTTGAACGACCAGGTATCGTCGTCGCTCGTGCCAAAGTAGAAGCCTGCACCCGACGGAACCGCGGTGATGACCTTAGTTGCGCCAGAAGCGATGGCTGCCTGAGCACCAGGGGTAAGCGTCGTGGCGCCATCCTTATACGTCACACCAGTGACGGTAGGAATGGTGATGACACCCGTGGTGGCGTTGAATGCCGGCTCCGTCGGAGTAGCGAGGACAGCGGCTCCAGCCGTACGCATGACAACCATAGCCGACTTAACCTTGACCAGGGCGCCGGAAACACGCGTCTCGATCAGGTACTTCTGCTGGTTGTAGTCGATGTCAAAGTCATCGAACATGGTGACTTGGCCACCCTTGTCCGCACCGAGGACGTAGTCCACCGGGTTGACCATGATACCGATCATGTCTGGCTGATCCATCAGGACCTCAACCGCAACGATCTTGGAAACACGGAGTTCCGTGGCAAGCTCGTCGATGCTCTTGTACATGCGACGACCGTCAGCATCCTTCAGGAGAAGGAAACGAGCAATCCAGTACTCCGTCGTATAGAACGTCGGCTGTCCGGTGCCCTTGTAACGGTGGCGGTTCATGATAACCGCATCAACAACCTCGGCTACCGAGGAGTTGGCGTCATCCACGTTGACGTTGATCACAGTGGTGTAGAGCTCGTGATCCTTGGCAATCGGGCGGATGTTGCCCTCGTTGATCTTGTCGCCATCACCAGGATCACGACCGTCACCGATGAGGATGGCTCGTGCGAGCTCCTCGTCGATCATGAGACGCATCTCGGCCTTGAGCCAAGCGATCACATCGAAGTCGGTGATGTCGATGACATCGTCCCGATCGAGCTTCTGCTTCTTGTAGATCGTGGTCGGGGTCGTGGTACGGGCAGCAACGCCGAAGAACTCTTCCTTCTTGAGCGTTCCCTTGACATAGCCCTTGGCCCGGGCATCGTCGAACGTCAGGTCAGCGCTGAGCGTCTTGATCCGGGTAAACGGGCTCTTGCGGGTTGCTCCGAGGAGATCATCGACCCACTCAGTGCGACGCTTGATCCATTCAGGAACGTCGCTGACGTTCTGAGCAGATGGGAACAGGGTTTCGATGTTGGTGATCCCGTGCGCCAAGGCATACTCTTCGACGGCATGCTTGAGCGAACCGATTCGACCGGCCGTCTCAATAATTCCCTTCATGTCGTCGTGTGAAAGGACGCTGCTCTTGTCCTTTGCATCACCCTGCTGCTCGAAAACGTTACTGTGGGTCATTTCTGTGCTTCCTTCCGGGTCGGTGTTGCCATGTGCGGCGGATTCTTTGGGCTTGGACTCGGTCGCCGAAATGGCTTCACCGATCATGTAGTGCACGACATCCTTTTGCTTAGGAGTAAGCGAGTCGTAAATATCCTGGACGGTTTCGTCGGCTGAAGTTCCGTTATCAGCGTGGGTTACCGCCTGCTCCTCTTCTTCCTCTTCTTCCTCTTCCTCTTCCTCCTCATCGGTGGAATCGTGTTCGAGGACGAGGCCGGTGTAGATAATCGCTTCATCATCGAGAGTTTGCTCATCGCCATCGCTGTGACGAATCGTGACGCTCTCGATAACTGCTCCGGGGTTTGCACCGGCGAGGACCAGGCTGACTTCACGAATAGCTCCGTGAATGACGTTCTGATTCCGCTCGATGAGCTGATTGGCCCAGATGGACATCATGTTGATGTCACCGTGCTCGAGAAGTTGACCGGAGTGCTGCGCCTTGGTGGTCTTGTTAAAGAAGCCGTAGGCGTAAACTCCATCCTCTCGATTCTCAAGGATCGCATGACCGAGAACATTCTCAGGGTCAGTGTGACCATGCTGCCAGACCAACGGAACTCGAGCTTTGTCCTGATGCTTGAAAGCATCTGGCATAATCGTTCGACCGTCGGTACACTTAAGACCCGCCTTTGTGGCGTAGCCGCTAAAATCTGCTTCCATTTTGACTATTCCTTTCGATTTGGGCTAAACGCTTCGTTTGATAGCCTCGAGTTCATCTTCGGATGCGGTTTCATACTTTGCTTTCAGATTCTCCTTGAGGGTCTGGTAGTTGGTCCGGGCCGTGTCAATTGATGCTTTCAACTCAGTCCGAACTTGTTCCCGCTCAGAACTGGCAGATTCTCTCGCACTCTTCTTTTCTGCACTGGTGGCTTGTCGGTCGGCAGAAACTCCTGCTCGATCGGTCGCTACTTTTTCGCGATTCGCCGCTACGGCTTCTCGACTAGTTGCCACATCGCCACGAATCTTGGCTATCTCTTCTTTTCTCTCTTCGGCCGCTTTAGCCGCATCTGCCTTGCTAAGCCCCTTTGGGATTGGGGGCAAGGCCTTAATCTTGGCAGCGGCGGCTTTAGCCTCGGCGGCAACGGCTTTGGCTTGTCGAGATACTTCTTCTGCATCCCGATCTACCACATCCTGTTTGGCGTCGATGCCTGCTGTTAGCCTTTCCAACAAAGCGTTTAGCTTCTCTCGAATCTCTTCACGGCGCTTAAGGGCAGATTCGCGGACCTGATCCATAGCGGTTTTGTGATCGACAGCAGCGGTATCTAACTCTGTTTTCTTTTCGTCACCAATGACTTTTTTGGAGTAAGCCCAAGCCTCTCTTTGTTTATCTCCTTTCGGCCCACGCCCCTTAAGTTCCCTATTCTTAATGTAGTATTCGTGAGCCTTTGCCGCATCGTAATACTGTGGTGCAGCATGGAGGATGTCATCAATAAGCGCTTGTACTGTATCCATTACGCCGTCCCGATTTTGTCGAGATCTGAACTGAGACCATCAAAGACCTCGTTCATTACCCCGTCCATCTCCTCAAAGCTTGGGCCTGGTGGAGCAGGAGGTGGCGGAGGCGGCATGTTGCTGTTGATAAGTGCATCAGACTTCGGATCCGCTGAGGGACGATAGCCCATTGCACTTCTGATCTCATTCGGAGAAAGAATCTCGTTACGAGACATTGTGTCAACAATTTCAGCAAGCTGACCGAGAGGAACAAACTTGAACGGTTCCCGGAAATACAGAACCTTCTGCTTCTTCTTTGTCCCGATCAACCCCAAGAATGCCCTCTGCATAGCCTCAACAACTGCGTCCAAAATGGGTTCAATTGTTCGATTGTAATACAGAAGCATGGCGGCTTCATTGGCAGTACCGTTCATCACTTCTTCGGTAATACCCAATTCACCGTACAACTTTGTAGTCAAATATTCGATTTGCTTAAGCAGATTGTTCTCTGCCGGCCGATTGAGCTGCGTGATCTTTTCGGTACCATCAGTGTAGGCAATGCCGTACTGACTTCCCTTAAGCTGAAACTCAATCTGCTCTCTACGCTGTTCTGCTTGTTTCTGTCGAGCTTCAGATTTGATAACGTAAGGAAGCTGGATAATCAAATCCAATTTACCAGAGCTTGTCGCTTCATCGACCGAGTCCAAGAGCTGAAGTTTCCGAGTCAACCGTTGGAGGGTCGAGTTCGGTTCGTTCATCACCGCATAGAACGGATTCTCAACAATGGCAACCATCTGCTTTTCGAGAGTTACTTCTTCTCTTACACCTTTGGCTTCATTGTAAACGCTAACCCGAACGTGCTTCGGATACCATTGTGTGATCTTGCCCACTCGCATCGACAAAATATCGAATTGAGCTTCGGACTGTGGATCCGAAATGGTATCGACAGGAACAATGGCGGCGATCCCTTCGTCAAAGAGCGTCATGACAATATCTTGCCTGAAAGCTCTCGGCGCTTGATCCATGTTCGGTTGCAATGTCAGACAAGTGTTGAATTCACTGGTAAAATTGTCTACAAAATTACCATCTTCGTCAACCTTGGCGTGTCGAATCAGAATATCAGCTACGTCGATAGCAATTCTTGTGTAGATGGATGTGATGATGGATCGTTCATTGAAATATCGAAAACGTTGATTCTGTGGTGGAGCAGTCCCATAGCTTGGCGGTCCTTGCCCGTATTGATCGCTCGAACTAGATTGATCACTTGAACGAAAGGCATTCCAAGATTTTTTAACCTGATCTAGAAGACCCAAACTGACTCACCTCCTTTCGTTCTATGTTGACTAGCGAGAGACGACTCCAGCAGAGTTAACCACAAAGGGCTTTAGCGCAGCGGGTGTACTCTGAAAGTTCTTTATCCAGTCATTCCCGTTGCTTGTAAAACTAGACGCTTTAGCAGCACTAAGACTTTTGTTCTTTTGTGACTTTGCTACAAACGTTGCCCCAATAAGTGCAATGGCTGCAATATCCAAACCGATTTGGACTTTTTGAGCAGTGGTTCTCTTAGGCGTAATCGATTTGATGAACTCCTTCTTCTCTTTTTTGAACGCCCTTTTTTCAGAACGAGCTTTCTTGTTAGCTGCGTGCCCGGCTTTCCAAGTCGCAGTAGCATTTTTGTTTGCTTTACGAACAACACCCCACCTCTGGCCTTTAACGCCATGGTGTTCAAGCCAGTCAATATCTTCTTTCAACGGCTCGGTCATGCGTGAGCCGCCGCTCTTGCCCCAGCTGAAAGGACGTTCATTCCAACGCTGAGAAGAACTACCCCAGCAACGGATGCGCCAATAGCTGCTTTGTGATTATTAGGACCTTTTCCAGTTGGGAGAATATCTTGGGCTCGAGTTCCACCAATGTAAGCCATTCGGTCTTTGATGGAAGCTTCGCCCTTTTTCATTCGATCATTTCGAGCTACCTGACGCTCACCACGAACTCGAGCGGCGCCCTTAAACCCTTTTCCTCGAACCAGATCCAACGCAGAAACTTGCATGCCGGCTCGAATTTTCTCGGACCGAGTGCCTTTTCCTTGTCCAACCTTTTTAAGCATTCCTGCTCGACGTTGTCTACGAACACCCCATTGTTGGCCTTTAACGCCATGATGCTCGAGCCAATCGATGTCTACTTGCAATGGTACGGTCATTCGAAAGCCTCCTTGTTAGCCTTGTAGGCGACGTATGCATCCATCATGGCGGACACATTGTCAATCTTTTCATCTTTACGCTTCTTAAGAAGCTTTCTATTACCATTCGTATCTTCGAGAGTAACTGCGTTGCCCATTGCAAAAGACATTAGGTCTTGGTCAAATATGAGCTTTCGTTCTTCGCTAAGAATCTTCAATTCACCTAGAGGAACCGATTCAGTACGGGCTCCCTGGATAACCTTCTCAAGACCATAAGGACCATTCTCTGCCTCCCATCGGGTGACAAATTCCTTAGCGTTGTAGGGGTCGAAGCCAAGGCATCTAACGTCGTATTCAGAGTTAGCAATGAACGCATCGAGATCATCATAAACCTCCATCATGTCCAGCACAGTGCCTTCTAAGACGTGCAGGCTTCCTTCCGCTATAAACTCTTCATACTTGGCTCTCATAGCCCCAGGAAGGCGCATAAGGGTCAATGTGGTGATGTATGACCTAGTCTTGACGCCAAAAGAGGAATTTCGAAGCGGAAACATCAAAGTAAAGGCACAAAAGTCGTCACCTTGCGAAAGGTCAGCACCAAGAGCGCAGGGCATTCCCCAAAATTCTCTAGATGCGTGGGGCAACGTTTCTTCGTATGTGAAGAAGTACGTAAAGCCTTCCATTGGAATCCCAAACCGCTTTGCAAGAATGTCATTACGTGAAGCGGGAGCTTTTTCAGCTCGTTCAACATCCAACTGATACACTTCGTAAGTTACTGTCAAACCAAGATTAGGATTTGCCTTCAACCACGTTGAAGGATCAGCAACTTCTTCAATGTCGTCCAGTTTGTAATGCCAGATCGAAATGTGTGGCGCTTGGTACTCGCCACGAAGTATGCTAGCTAGTTCCATTTTGATGGTGTCGCCAGAACCGTTCCGGACAGTTCCTTCAGAGCTGATTGCAACAATCAGAAAGTCTTCGAGCTTCGAAGCACCTTGTTCAATTGCCCCAACAACGTCCTCTCTGATGTCACCAGAAAGCCATTCGTCAATCGTCGACACTTTAGGACGGAGGCCCTGCAGTTTGTTGATGGCCATAGGGCGAACTTCAAGCAGAGAGCCGGTAAGAAAGTTCTCCACTCCCTTTTTAGTGGAGGCCAACTTAGCCCGGTTGACTCTAGCCCCGGTGGTATTCTGGAGGGAGCCTTCGGTTAGGAACTTGAAGAGCGGGCCGCGGGCTCGAACGATGGCGGTCCTGAAGGGGGACATAACCTCGTCGGCCTGTTTCATGGTTGGGGCAGTGGTGATCTGGTGAGTGGTCTCAGTGTCTACGTTGAGGAAGTAGCTCTGGATACAGGAGGCATACATGGACTTGGCTGCCCCTCGGGCCACGATGAGGTACTGTTTGACAACGAGTCGTTTCTTAACCCATCGCTTAACGTACTTACCTTGGGCTCCGTCTTTCCCTGGTTCGTAGACACTTCGTTCGATAAAATAAAACCAACCAAAGAGCTGTTCGGCCCAGAGTTTAAATGAGTCCAAGAGGTGTAGATCGGAGCCATCAGTTAGTGTTAACTCCATTTCGCAATATTGCACAAACCCATTAACTGCTTTATCATCGTGGTAGATGTTAGGATTAGCGATTAGTTCATCTATACGATTCATTTCAGCAGATACTTCGCGGTTCACAGGAATGTCGCCCCGCATGACAGCAGCTCTAAACTCTCCGTAATACCTTGGTGTCGCCGTATTCGAAAGAGTCAAGAGACATCACCCTACTTCTTTGGCTTAAGGTACGCAGCTGCTTCCATCGGATCAAATTTCTTCTGAAGAGCAGCACGAACTCCATACATAACAGCACCAGTTAGAACGGCAGTTGCAGCCGTACGACCAGCATTAGACGCAACACTTTTAGCAAATGCTTTTCCTGGTGTAACATCGGCTTCCGTAAGAGACTTCAACTTCTTTTCTCGATCCAGTCGTGAAATATAAGCATCTAGATCTTTATCATCGAGAAGACGTCTGGTTGCTGATGCTTTTGCTCGTTTGGCCTTGATGCTGCTGTCCTTCGACGCTGCCGTCTTAGACAATTTGCTTCTACGAACTCCCCACTGTTGTCCTTTAACCCCGTGGTGCTCAATATGTTCTTCGATATACATAGTCGACCTCCTCGCGGGGTGTTGGCTCTGGCGTGGGGATTAGATCTTCTCGGAATATGTTGAGTCTCCACTCGTATTCCTTGAGCTGATCGGTCATAGCCGAAATCAAGAACGAGGTGGCGGGTGGATCAAACAACATTCGTACTTTAAGGAAGACATAGGTCCTAACCAGATTAAGCTGATTAGCCGGAACGTCAAAATCTTCCCACTCGGCGCTCTCATCTTCGATGAAAAAACCGTCAACAGGTCCAACGCCGAGTTGATTAAGAATTGAAAATGCCGTGTTGATAAATGTGATAATATCCATATCAAACACGGTGTACGTTTCGGCAATACCAAGGACCTTCTTCGTGCTTGTCAGAATGCTCGGTTCCATGGTTTACCTCCTTTTAGTTACAGCAGTCGGCCGTAATCGTCAAAACCGTCTGGCTTGGGGCCCATGATTGGGCCATATGTAGCGATTACGTCATTTCCTGAGTGCTTAAATTCTTTATATGTGAATCCGTCCCAGGGGCTGGGCTTAGTGCCATTGGCAGATTCAGCGATTCGCTTTTCGATTTCCAAAGAAGCGTCTCCATCTCGAACCCACGACTTAACAACACCGTTGGACTTCCAAACGGCGTATGGAGCCCGAACATCCTTGATAACGAGAACAATCATTGCATCTTCCTCCTGAATAATCGGGGGTGGGGTATCGGTTGTGGGCGGCGGCTTAGGAGCCGGTTCTGGCGGAATATAATCGCCAGGAAGTGGCCACTTTTGAAGTCGAATTCCTTGGCTGATTTGAACTAGAATCGTAGATCGACTATTGCCGAATTCCACAGGTTGAAAATGCCATTCTTCGCCGTTTACAGTTGGTCCGTAAGCACCACCGAAGTTTTTAAGACCATAACGAGAGCAATTTTGATCCATCCAATGGGATTCCCACCCTCGCATATCAATGGCTAGAGCATAACCTTCGTAGAGTTCATCCTCATGAGCACTACTCCCAGGC